AGTTTTTCCATCATCGCCAGTCTTTGTATAAATACGAGTTAAGTGAACCATTAGTGTCCCGTCAAAGAACGCCAAATATCAATAGTAATACTGTTTGCCATGTACAGTGCTGCAAGATTTATAGTTAGTTGAACTATATAATCAGCAGTTCTAGATTTTCTTTTTTGTATAGGAAACTGCACTACGTTATTGAATTTTTTATATGCAACTTTCATGGAAACTTTAACTCTCCTTTAGGACCAGTCCAAACCAATCCAACTGAGTCTCCTGAATTTAAATATTGTTGATCTACTGCAAGTTGTCCCCATCCCCACTCTTTTCTAGGAAACGGAATAACTTGTTTTTCTTTTATTATGATTGCCCAATATGCTTCTGCGGGTGGCATAACTTCACAAGACTCTACCTTTTCATCTGGCAACCCATTAACTCTACAAACTACTCCTAGTCCATATTTCTTGGTACCTTCTATTTTAAGATTGGCTTGTTTTAAAACATCTAAAGCAAGAATGCTGCTAGATGATTCTACACATTTTTCTAACTTTGTTTGATTATCTAAAACTCCATAATCAACATAAAGGTTTATGCAGTTATCTTTTGGTTTATCTATAGAAAACAGCACTGCTGCAACTGCTATAAAAATTGCTAATGATGCTAATATTTTTTTCATTTATACCCCCTAGTATAGTTTGATTTCACAAGCGTCTGTGCTGCAATAAGCCTCACCCTGTGCTTCCAGATTTTCTACGCCATCATAAATTGCAGACCAATCAATTTTTGCAATTTTGCCTACGTAAGAATTATATTCTTCTCTTGTAATATTGTTGTATGGTTGTTGCGGAAATGTTTCATTACCCATAGGTAAAAACGAAACAGCCTTTAACTCACCTTCATAAAGATGAAGGGCTGGAGCCACATGCTTCTTTTCTGTTTCTTTATCAAAAGACAGAGTTACAGAAACCCCATTATCAGACCAATATTTTTGAGCAGTTGCTGCCAAACCAATTTTTTCAAAAAGACTTACATCCTTTTCAGAGCGGGGATGTCCAGATGCTACTGGGAAATATACTACTGAAGTATTAGCAGAAACTAAGTCTGCTTCAACTTTATACCCTGCTGCTTTAAATAAATGAAGCATTGGATCTGTATTTCCAAACCTTATAGCACGTAAATAAAATGCTCCTCCTGGACCCCAATGAACTCCAGGGGTAGCGCCAGATAATAGTGATACAGAGCCTGAAGGTTTTACGGTAGTTACACGAATTGATTCACGGACACACAACCATTCTGAATATGAATGATCGTATGCTTTAATTTTTTTATACCCTTCGTTCATCCATTCACGAACTGCTGGCATACCCTTTGTATCTGCAAAAGATGCAATACCAGTTAAAGATGTCCCAATACGACGATTACGTTGCATAATGCCATTTGTGGTTTGCCAATGTGTTGGCATCAGGGTTACAGTCTTTCCATATAGATACGCAAACTTTAGTGTACGAAGAAAATCTTCTTTATCTTCGTGACGGTTTAAGTGAACTTCTACTAATGTACATAGTTCGTATGATTCTAATGGTTGTTCTGCACATGGATTAAAACCCATTACACGATAATCTTTTCCATCTGGTGCATCTGCAAGTCTTCCATAGTTACGAGCAACGTCAAGCCAAATAAATCCTGGCTCTCCATTGTCTGCAATTAAATCAACATAGTCTTCATAGTTTGTTCCAACCTCTGCAGCAATAGAGTTGTTAGACATCCAAGCCCACCCTGGATTTTTTGGATTATAAGAATTACGCTCTGGAAAAACTTCTGCATTTTTTAAATTACTAAAGTCTTTGTCTTCTGCATTTCCTAAAGCGAGGGTAGCGGAACGACGAACATTACCAGAAACAACGCAAGTACCAATAAGATTAATAATATCTACAATTGCACGAGAATCAAACTTGTCTCCTGTTCTAGATCCTACAACCTTTGTAATACGGTTATGTAAATCTATTAATGGTGCTGGTCCACTGGCTACCCCGCCAAAACCCTTGATAGGTGCCCCCAACGGTCTAATAAGGTCATAGGTGAACTGTTGTATAGGTTGATTTGGGCGGAGGTATGAATTTATTAATAATCTTACAGATTCAACCCATCCTTCTCTAGTATCAGGAATTTCATATACTGCTGGTGGCTCAGTTGGTGCGTAGATTACCATCTCTTTTTCTTGTCCAAGAGTGTCAAACCCTACTCCTATACCTAACATTAATGCGTCCATTACCCAACAAAATAAGGCTCCTGGGTCATTACGATCAAGATCACGAGTAGAGACCATTGCACAGTTTTGTAAAGAAGCAGAATTACGCTTATCCATAGTCATGGGAGTTCCGAATGCCCATAGTCCACGTCCTGGTGGTGTCCACTTTAATTCAAACATTCTTTGGAAGGCTTCTTGAGCAGACTTTTGAGCCTTGTTGTCATTCCAAGGTAGACGATTTTCTTTAGCATGGTTTTTTTGAACTGAGTACATACCTTCAATTACACGTTTGCAGACTTCATACCATCTTTCTTTTGTACCATCTTCTTTCATACGTGAATAGGTGCGTATAAAAGTTACTTCGCCAAGAGAGTTTGATCCAGCATCTGAGAATCCAAATGGTGCTGGTGTGTCTTTGTATTTTGCTACGAAGTCTTCTAGTAAACGAAAAGAAAAGGTATCTGACATAAAATTTCCAACTTTCTAATAAAGATTTGATAAGTACTTTAAGAATTATAAAGTAGTGTTAAGTATATCATAAGTTTAAAAAGAAAAACACGCCTGGTTAAGGCGTGTAAATCTTTACTTTAGAGTTAGTGCTTTGTTTTTTGTTAAGTGCTATGCACCAATTAGCATAAATTCGCTAAACGCTGCTCCGCCACCACCTGCAGATACCCAAGATAAGTTTCCAGAACCATCAGTTGACAATGCTTGTCCTGCTGTTCCGTCTGCTGCAGGAAGTACCCAAATTTTATTTGTTGTAACAGTTCCTGGTGACTTAAAACCAACATAGTGGCTTGAATCTGTATCTGCTAATCTAAGTTCTTTAGTAGCAGAAAGGAATAGGTGTTCTGAAGATGTCCATGAGTCTGTAGCGTCTACCCAGTTAAAGGTTTTATCTGTTGCGCCCTTTAATGTTATACCGCCACCATCTGCAGTTGTATCTGTAGGTGTTTCAACATCTCCAAGAGTAATATTCTTATCATCTACTGCAAGAGTAGTTGAGTTAATTGTAGTTGTTGTACCATTAACTGTTAGGTCCCCTGAAAGAACCAAAGATGTACCAGTTGCAGCACCAATGTTTGGTGTTATAAGTGTTGGAGTATCAGCAAAAACAAGTCCGCCAGTGCCAGTCTCATCAGAGATTACTGAACGAAGTTCTGCTGAAGTAGTTGCAGCAAAAGCATCCAACTTATTATTTGTAAGAGCAACAGTACCTGTAGCATCTGGCAAAGTAATAGTGCGGTCTGCTGTAGGATCAGTTACTGTAATAGTTGTTTCATGATCGTTTGCTGTAGCACCTTCAAGAACGATTGAGCCATCATTAAATACTGCTCCAGTAATTACTGGACTAGTTAAAGTTTTGTTTGTAAGGGTTTGTGTTCCAGTTTCAGTCACAACTCCTGATGGAATGTCTGTGGTAAGTGCAATAGTTCCAGTTGATGTTGGAAGTGTTAATGTTGCAGCACCATTTGTAATACTTGATATTACTGGAGTTGTTAAGGTTTTGTTTGTAAGTGTTTCTGAACCAGCAAGTGAGGCTACATCTGCATCGCTAATTGCGGTATTTAGTTGAGCAAGAGTTGAAGTAACTGTGTTTGAACCAAATGCAATAGTTTTATTAGTTAATGTTTGAGTTGTACTATCAAGAACAATTGTTCCTGTAGCGTCTGGAAAAGTTGCTGTACGATCTGCGGTAGGGTCACCTGCAGAAATTGTAAGTTCAAAGTCATTTGCTGTAGAACCTTCCATTGTAATTGTTGAAGTAAATACTCCAATATTAGTAATGTCTGAAAGGTTACCAGTTGTAATAACTGTACCAGTAACATCTGGAATAGTAATTGTTCTGTCAGCAGTTGGATCTGTTATTGCAAGAGTTGTTTCAAAATCATTTGCGGTAGCGCCTTCAAAAGTAATGCTTGAACCAAAAGCGGGATTAACAGTAGAGTTAATGTCAGAGAAGTAGTCTAGGCTTGTCCAGTTATTGACACCATCGCCAATTTTAAATTTATTTGTATCTGATTCCCAACCCATTTCGCCAGCATTTAATACTGGTCCTGCTCCACCGTTTGTAGAGATCCACTGCGCTGCAGTTCCTCTACGCTGTTGCATTCTGGTTGCCATTTATTACTCCCTATACTTAGTTATATTATAACAGATAATTAGTTAAAGTTATCTGTTGCTATTCCGCCGTCGTACGTTGCTTCAAATTCTGTAGTGTTGTAAAGTCCAGCACTTACAAGAACTCCAGGTTCATAATAAAACCCAGCATCAATAAATCTACTTACAACTAATCCAGTTCCATCAATTGCTGTGTCATGAATATGATCAGGCAGTGTTTCAGAATCTTCAAGGGTAGCAATTGCAATCCATTGACCATTGTAGTATACGTGAATACGCTCTGTTACTGTATCAAACCATAAATTTCCATTTGCTGGAGTTTCTGGCTGTGTTGTTCCAATAGTTGGAGAACCAACTGCAGTATCTACATAAAGTTTTGTTGCTGCATGAGCATTTTGAGTAGGAGTGGCAACTGTGACTGTTGATCCAAAAGTTCCGCCATCGGCTACAATAATGCCGTGCTTTACTTTGAAGTCTTTATTTACTGTTACCACTTCCGACCTCTATTCTAGTTATGCCTCAATATAAATCTTGTGTACTTTAACATCAGTATCTACTGCTGCACCAGTTACCTGAAGAAGAACGTTTCCACCACTGTAAACAGCGTTAGTTGTTCCTAGTTCAGCGTTGCTTATTACATCTGCATACTCTGTTAAGTAAACGTTGTTTGATCCATCAACTGTAACAAGTAATTCAATTACTTCAATATCAGTACCTTTTTTCATTTGTACGATATATTTAGCACTTGAGTATGTTGTTGCTGACCATGTATCAATTGTTGTTGCTGAAGTTGAAGCGGTAGCAAGAGCAGAACCAACAAGAGCATCTGGAAGAGCAATACTTGTCGCTGCTGCTGCACCAAGAGTTGGTGTAACAAAAGTTGGACTGTTAGTAAATGCTACTGTTGAAGATCCTGATTCATCAGTTAATGCTGATGCAAGGTTTGCAGAAGATGGAGTTGCAAGGAATGTTGCTACGCCAGTTCCAAGACCTGAGATACCAGTTGCTACTGGAAGACCAGTTGCATTTGTTAAAGTTCCTGCTGATGGAGTTCCAATATCAGGAGTTGTTAATGTTGGTGACGTTAGTGTCTTATTTGTAAGGGTTTGTGTACCTGTTAATGTTACTACAGTTGAATCAATATCAAGAGTGTTTCCAGTCTTGTCTAATCCTGTACCAGCAACAATTTGTCCCAAACCAGTAAACTGAGTAAATGTAAGCGCTGTAGTGCCAACTGTGATTGCACCATCGTTAGTTAATACATAACCTTGATCAGCATTTGTGGTTCCTTGTTCTACAAATACCGCAAAGTTTGAAGTAAGTTCTGCACCTGTATCTGCATCAGTTGAACGATCTGGAGCACCAGATGCCTTAACTACGTAGATACCGTTTTCTGAACCAGTTGACTGATTCTTAACAAGAACACGATCACCAGTAGCAAGAGTTACTCCGTCAAGAGTGTCTCCGTTTTCTAGATCGGATGCAAGAGTTACTGCTGTAGTTGTTGCTGCACGTACTGATGCTTTCCAATCAATACCTTGTGCTGCTGAGTCTACATAATTCTTTGTTGCTGCATCTGTTCCATCAGTTGGTGTACCAAGACCTGTGATCTTGTTTGTACCCATTGCAATTGCACCAGACATTGTGCCACCAGCAAGTGCTAGTTTGGCTGCAAGGTCTGTTGTAAGTCCTGAAATCTTTGACTGTGCAATTGCTGCTGCTGAGTTAATGTCAGCATCTACGATTGTATCGTTAGCAATCTTTGCAGAAGTTACTGCTTGATCTACAATTTTTGCTGTTTCTACAGAGTCTGCAGCAAGTTTACCAGCAGTTACGTTAGCATCTGTAATTTTTGCTGTGGTTACTGCGCCATCTGCAAGTTTACCAGTGGTTACGTTTAAGTCTGTAATCTTTGCTGTGGTTACTGCATTATTTGCAATCTCTGCTGTATCAACTGCTGAATCTGCAATCTTAGCATTTGTAACTGAGTTTGAAGCAAGTTTTGCATCTGTTACGTTAGCATCAAGAATCTTTGCTGTTGTAACTGAGTCTGCAGCCAATTTTGCTGCTGTTACATTTGAGTCAACAATCTTTGCAGTTGTAACTGAGTCTGCAGCAAGTTTTGCTGCTGTTACGTTAGCATCAACAATTTTTGCTGTCTCTACAGAGTCTGAAGCAAGTTTTGCTGCTGTTACGTTAGCGTTTAAAATCTTTGCGGTGGTTACTGAATCTGCAGCAAGCATTGTTGCTGTAACTGTGCCAGTATCACCAGATGTAATTAATGTTCCAGTTATGTCAGGAATTGTAATTGTACGATCTGCTGTTGGATCTACTACTTGAACAGTTGTTTCAAAAGAGTCTGCTGTTGCACCTTCAAAACTAATGCTTGTATCAAATACACCAACTGCTGCTGGTGCTGCATACTTTAATCCTGATGCTTCGTTTGAGTCTACTGTTAAAACGTGTCCATTAGTTGCACCAACGGGTAATCTAATAACTGTATCATCTGCACTACCTACTAATAAATCACCTTTAGCATCTACAATGCCTGCTGTGATTACGTTTTTTCCATTAACGGTCGCAGTTGATCCCTCAACTATCAGTCCCGATTTTACTCTAAAATCTTTTGTTACGGTTGCCATCTTTTATCTCCTTGGTTAGGCCTTTAATCCCATACGCAAATAGCGTAGAGTTATAGGTGTACTTCCCCCCACAGGAACCACAGTTAATGAAACTGTGTCTCCAGCCTTTGAAACAGAGATGGTGCCAATATTCCCATCATTTTCAATAGTGCCATATTGACTAACAGATACATCTGATCCATCATTCAATACTGTTAATTCTGTAACAGCGTATTTGTTTGCTCCGCCTGCTACATATTTTAGTGAGATCATATATTTCATTGATCTCCACTCGCTTGCGGTAAAGTTATCAAACACTGTTGAGTTCTCAATTCCATTAATTGTTAACTCGTTATTGCCATCTGATCCAAGATCGGTAGACCTAGCAGAAGTACTATCAATTAAATCTATATAGTTTTCTTGTGTTGGTCTATCGCCTGTTTGAAACAGAGCCTTTACGTTGGTGGTTGATATCTTTGCCATAGGGCCATTATATCATTATGTTAAAGTATATAGTTAGAAAAACCAATTATCTGAATACCAATTCCAGGAGGATTTGCTGGATCGTATCCTTCAATACCAATGTTTGTAATTGTAAGTCTAAAAGGTAAAACCGATGATGGCGTAATAACTTTTGCATAGTCTACTTTTTGAAAATTTGACGGTATTGGTTTTAAATCAGAAACTGCGACGGTATTGGTTAATGTAGCAATAGCAAGAACTGTACCTAAAGCAACATTAGATGCTGTTGAGTTAAAGGGTTTTATATTAGAGAGGGTTTTTGTTGGTTTTATGTCTTGGATAGAAATGGGGTTTGATATATTGCTAATTCTTGTGGTAGCCATTTATTAACTCTGATCTGTAACTTCGCCTATCATGATCATTTCACCTTGACATACCGTCCAAACACGAGTAGCGTCAGATAGTTGAACATCAAATACGTCGCCAGTTTTTAGTTGTTTAGATTGTTCTGGTGATATGGTTACTGTGAATTCTCCTGGATCATCAAAGACTGTTGCATATGGAGTTATACTAAATACTAAGTCGGTTCCGACATTGTCTGAATACCTTCTAAAATCTGCTTTTATATCCCAGCCAGTAATATCTCCGCTTTCATCATTTGTATAATCTAATTCATTTCCAAGATCATCTTCTACATAAATTCTAAAAGAAGCACTATCTCCTACGACTACCGTCCAATTTACAAGTGGTGGTATATTGCCAAGATTATATGTTGCAGGAGCCGTTGGCTGAGGCGACATTGCAGATTCATCGGTATTTCTATATAAGGCGGCCATAGTTATATCATTATACCATCAACTAATATGATATTTAAAATATTTTTATATTTTATTACTCAAACTTGACTCTATTGCCAAATTCGTGTTATAATTAATACATGCTACCTACTTGGTAGCATTTGTTCTCTAGGAGGTATTTTACAATGAGAGAAGCAAATGTTTGGCTAGGGGTATTGTCGTTGGTTATTTGTGGTACTGTTTTTTCAGGGGCTGCAAATGCAACGAACGAAAACAACTTACTAATTAAAGAGTCCGTTAAGTCTGCCACCCAAAAGGTGGCCTTTTTGGTTTCTAAAGAGAAAAAATTAGAAAAGTATGAAAATGCTCATAATTTAACTGATGAGCAACTGGTGGATATGTTACGTCATGTAGGGTTTGAGGGAAAGACTTTAAGGTCTGCTTGTGCTATTGCAAAGGCAGAGTCTAATGGTCGTCCTCTTGCTTTCAACGGTAATGTAAAAACTGGAGATAGTTCTTATGGTGTATTTCAAATAAATATGCTTGGAGAATTAGGGTCAGATCGTAGAGAAAAGTTTGAGTTAGACTCAAATGCTGAGTTATTAAACCCAGTAGTCAACGCACAAATTGCTCTTCACATGACCAAGGGTGGAAAAGACTGGTCTGCATGGAGTTCCATCAATGGAAAAAGGTATCAAGAATGGTACAACAAGTATCCATGTAAACAATAATTTAATAAAAAAAATAACCCCCTTGGCTAAATGCCTTGGGGGTATTTTTTATTTATAAAGATATATTACTCTGTTACCCTTGTCCAGTTTAAATCTGCTTCTGACCAAACATAGAAGTTTTCATCTTCTGGTTTTGCTACTGGAGCAACCCATTCATTTAATTCTTCGCTATATGTCCAAGAAGCATACGGGGCTGGATCTCTAAACTCATTATTTACATATGATGAGCCTATTTCACAAACTCGTGGATCTTCTATTTCTACACCCAACAGTCCAGTAAGAGTTTCTGCTAATTCTTTTGAATCAGCAATGATTTTATTAACAACCACGGTATCTTTTATTATTGCAAATATTTTCATTTTTTATTCTCCTAATAGTAAATTCTGACGGCACCAGCGCCACCAACGCCAACTGTCGCACCATTAGTAGGGCATGTACCGCCACCGCCACCGCCACCTACTCCACCATTTATAGTAGTTGCAATTTCTGAAATTCCAGCACCTCCTTGAGCAGTTGGGACTCCAGCAAGACCTGTTCCTCCAGTACCAGTAGCAATTCCGCCTCCAGCAAGCCCAGCGGTACCGTTACCTGCGCCAGAGTAGTGTGGTGCAGTTCCAAGTCCTATTGTTGTTGTTGGAAGTGTTCCTAGTCCAGCATTTACAAACTGTAATGCTTGTGCAGAGATTGATGCAGTTCCTGCTGTTCCTACTGTTTGGCCACCTTCACCACTAGTAGATCCATTACCTCCAGCATTGCCTTGAAATCTAAATGGAAAATCTCCAGCAGATGAGATGGTTGTTACTCCTTGTGATGCTGCAATTGTGTATGTTAAAGTCTCGCCTGGTACAACACGAACCCAACCCTGTGCTACTCCACCAGAACCGCCACCAGCAGAACCTGCTGCGAAATTTCCATAAAAACCAAATCCACCAGTGGATGCGTTGCCACCGCCACCAGCAGCCAGAATATACATATAGTTAACGCCAGCGGGAACAGTTAATGTTCCTGATGATGTGAAATTATATCTTAATGTAGGCAATGCTCCAGGTGCAACTGAAAATTTGTTAATAGCCATTATGCAATCTCCGATCCAAAAATATTAAAAGATGTTGTGCCATTTGTTGAATAAACAGAAATGACGTCTGTTGTTGCTAAAGAAATACCGATTGTGTATCCAGCAGTAACATTTCCACCTAATTGTTCATCATATGTAATGTAGTGTTTGTTAGCAATACTTTCTCCTGTTGGCCGAACTGCAATTCTAATAGTGTCTACAGCACTTGATCTGTTAGCAGCGGTTATTGTTGAAACCACTGCTGAAGTAGATGATGGAACCGTGTATGCTGTTGATAATGTTACTGCAGCAGGTGCTAGTTGACCAAGTACTTTATAAGTTGTTGGCATTTATTATCCTCCCATAAATAACAGGCTTGTTACCGTTGAGTCTGGTGCACTTTGCCATGATGTTATTATACCATCTGTTTGTAAAACTTTCCCTGCGTTTCCTGTTTGACTAGGAATTAGAGTACGCCAACTGCTGCCATCGTAGTATTGAATTTCATTAATTGTTGTACCACCAGAATTTTGCCTTATTAAGCATACTGTTCCCGCCACTGGAGATGTGATTGCTGCATCCCTCGCTGATGGATTAAGAAAATTATTTGTTCCTTTTTTTGCTGTAAAATTTTCTGTAGCAGTTAAATTAGATAAGTGAGTATGAAGTCCAGTCCATTCAAATGTTCCAGAGATATCCGTTTTACCAGAAACTTGATACCAGGTATCATCTGCTACATTGTATACGTAGGCTGCTTTACCGTCTGAATCAAATACCGTAGGCATTAGACCACCTGATCAAATGTGCTAGTGTCGCCATTATAAACATACATTTCAAGTGGGCTTGAACCTTTTTTAATCCAAATAAGACCATTTGCTAAATTTGTTGATGGAGCAGTTGTTGTATATGCAGAAGTTGCCGAGTAGTATCCAACACCTGCTGATGAATCCGTGTCTAACCAAACATATCCATTTGGTATGGTATTAGAAAATGCTGTAAATGCTGCTGCAGTTGGTGCAGTCGTACTTGCTCTTGAAATATCCCTTGCTGAAACTTCTAGGGCAGCCTTTGTGGTAATTTGAGTTTGTAAATTAGTAATGCTATAAGCAATAGATGGATTTAAAAGATTTGCTGTATTAGTTTCTGCCGTGTCAAAATCATACGACCCATAATGATATGCCTTTAAAGCATCTTGAATGTTAGCATCATCACTTAATGCTGGAATTTTAGTTGGTACTAAGTTTCCTATATTTTCTACAGCCATGTGGTCACCTCTATAAAGATTATACCATTTTTATATCAAACTATAGATATGAATAGATGTACAATCTTACTTCCAGTAAGTGCTGACCAAGTACCACCGCTATATTGAACTGCGTCAAAATTTATTACTAAGTTTGTTCCAGCCCCCGCTAAAGCAGGAATCTCCATTGCTGATGCAATTGGATTTGCTCCTTCAATTCTGAATTGAATATTGAAATTTGAAGCGGTAAGTGGTGAGCCACTAACTGTTACTATATTTGATATTGGGATCGTAATTGATGCTGCACCAGATGTAAAAGAAATTGTTTCTACAGCCGAATAGATTGCTGGACTTACTTTTAAAACCTGAACCCAAGTATTTGCACCAGCCTGAGAAATATATTGATACATATATCCATAATTTTCTCCTGGGGCGGTATTAATATACATATCATTTAAAATTAAAGTATTTCCAAATAAAATACCACTTGCTGTTAGTGCATTGGGTTCTCCAGAACCAACAATAAATTTGCTACCACGAACTCCTTGTGGTCCAATATCAACTAATAGATCAATTGACTCTGGTGGTCCTATAACAACAACATCATCGGTATTAAGTAATA